CTTTTTGGATCGTGGCTTATAGTGCTGAGATAGATGTAAAAGTACGGAATCTCGGTTCTATAAGTAAATTAGAAGAAAAATTAAGTAGCATAAATAGAAGCGTCAATGCAATAAATAGAAGAAGAACAGCAGGGGCAAGCACTTCTCGGAGTGGTCGTGTTGATACAACTAGAGCAATAAGAGAACAGCTAACAGGGGAAAAACAGATAACGGATGAGATTATAAGAAGAAAAAACGCATTTGCTTCTTTAAATAAAGTAAAGGATGGTAATGATCCTGTCAGTAAATCAATCAGAAGAAACCAAGAACGTCAACAAAAACTAAGGAGAGCAAACCTATCAGATAATGTGGATTCACGATTTTTAACAGGACAAAAATCTGAGGCAAGAGTAAATATACAAAACGAACTTAATAAACGAAAGAGAGAAGAAAAAGCTCTACAGGCTAAATTGGGTGAGATGGAAGAAAAGAGTAATCACTTAGCCAAACAAAGACTTAAGGACAGGAGGAGGACACGAAGTTTAGGTAACGATATAGTTAAACAGACTACTAGGGAAGTTGAAAATAGACTAAAAGCTAGAAGATTAGAATCAAAATCTATAGCCCCTAAAGGAGATTTTAGTAGAATATCGGATAGACAGTCCAGGAATAGGGAAGGGGAAAGGACGTTTATGAATAATGCTTTTGGTCGAAGAGGTATAAGACCAACTAGAGGATTTGATGCCCAGAGTGCATTGATAAGTGGTGCGTTTCCTCTGTTATTTGGTCAAGGTCCAATAGGTGCGGTAGCTGGTGGCCTTGGTGGTGGTATCGGTGGAATGTTCGGAACAATGGGTGGATTCGCAGGAGGTATCGCAGCCACAGCACTTGTCCAACAAATACAAAGTTTTGTAGACGGTATAAGTAAAATAGGCCAAGCACTTGGACCGTTTACGCAGAATACTCAAGCTGTAACAGATGCTCTTGGGTTACAAGGTTCTGCTCAGGAGGCTCAAATAAAATTAATAGAACAAGTTGAAGGAAAGACTGCTGCTTTCAATGCTGCAACAGCACTAATGGCTAGAGAAATTGGTCAGGGAGGTGTAGAGGCTTTAGAAAAATTTGGTAATACCAGCAGATTGATGTCCTTGGAATTTTCAAGATTAGTTCTACAGGTGCAACAAGCTACAGCAAGGTTGATAAATTTTACAGCTAGAGTTTTAGGTTTAACTGAAGCTTTGGAAAAAGGAGAAGCACAAGATTTAGTTGCAGGAGCAGCAGCAGGAGGAAATAAAGCTGCACAGGGTTTAGTAGATGAACGAGCAAATCAGGGTTTCTTTAGCAAATTAGACAATTTAGTAAATAATTCATTTTTAAGTAAGGTAGGTATGTTTGTACCTGGAGCTCCTGGTGCTGCTATAAGAGGGTTTGGAGATATTACCAGTGCAGCAAGTTCACTTTCTGGACAAAAAGCTGATGAGGAAAATTTATCTAAGAAAGAAAAACTATTTGCAGTAGGAGAAAAAATAAGAATACAAGCTGGTGCTATTACAAATGAAAGTAAATTAACATTTAAAAGTTTGCAAGATGAACTTGATTTAAAGAATCGAATTATAGAAAATGAGAAGAAGATGAGTACAGCATTAGCTGAGAAAGTTTCAAAAGTTGAGCAGGAATTTGATTTTAGAGAAAAAACTTTAAAAACTACATTAGAACAGCTAACAAAAGAAAGAGATAAGATAAAGGAAAATGCAGAAAAAAGATTTGGAATAAGTGAGCAGGAACAAAAAGATATTGATATAGCTAATGCAAAAATAGAGGCTCAAGAAGGTCTTATTAATACTAATAATGAGTTAAGAAAAGATTCAATAGACCTTACTAAAGAATTACATACTGAAGTGGATAAAGTAGCAGAAAATTTTAAAACTATAGGTCAATCTATTGCTTCTGGTGTTAGTGATAATTTGAGTGCTGCAATAATGCAAACCAAGACTTTAGGTGATGCAGCTAAATCAATATTAAATGATTTAAGTTCTACTCTTATAAAACTTGGTGTAAATACTATTTTAAAAGGTATTTCTCCTGGTTTCTTTGGTAGTTTATCAGGATTAGGATTTGCAGATGGTGGCAGACCTCCTGTTGGTAAGGCTTCAATAGTAGGAGAAAAAGGCCCAGAACTATTTGTACCAAGAAGATCAGGAACAATAATTCCTAACGATAAACTAGGAGGAGGCAGTACAAATATTAACGTGAATGTAGATGCTTCTGGATCATCTGTTCAAGGTGACGAACAACAAAGTAAAGAACTTGGCAGACTTATTTCTGTAGCGATACAATCAGAATTATTAAAACAAAGAAGACCTGGAGGTTTATTGAGATAATGGCTACTTTCCCTAGTTATAATCCTGTTTTCTCTGCCAATAAAACTGATATTACTAATACTAGAATAGTTCAGTTTGGTGATGGTTATCAGCAAAGATTTACTTTCGGTTTAAATCAAAAAGCAAAACAATGGAGTTTAGTTTTTAATGTTGATAATGAAGATGCAAATGAAATTGAAACATTTTTAGAAGCAAGAAAAGTTGATGGGGCATCTTTTGATTGGTCGCCTCCTGACTCATCTACTACTTTTAAATGGTATTGTGTTTCTTTTAATAAAGAAATATTTGATTTTGATAGAAATAGAATTAATGCAACATTTACACAAGTATTTGAACCCTAATGGCTAATCCCGTATCTGAGACCCAAGCAATAAATCCTGGTTCGGTTATTGAATTATTTGAACTCACAACAGATTTAGCTTTACATGGGTCAGAAACTACATATAGATTCCATGCTGGCACAAATGAAATTAATAATGGAAATATTATCTGGGCTGGAAATACATATATTGCCATACCAATGGAAGCAGACGGTTTTAAATATGCAAAAGGTCAATTACCTCGGCCTACTTTGACTATCAGTAATGTTACAAATGTAATTACGGCTATTTTACTTAATGTTAATACTGTAACTCCAGGAAATGATTTAACTGGTGCGATAGTAAAGAGAAGAACCACTTTAGCAAGATTTTTAGATGCTGCTAATTTTGATCCTGTTGCCTCGACAACTACAACAACCTCAACTATTGCTGACCCTTCTGATGTAGAAACTGTTACTTTTACGGTTACTGTTCAACAATATTTGGGAGTAAATATATTTCTAATAAATGGGGTAAATAATCCTGTCCTTACAATGAAAAGAGGATCAACTTATATTTTTGATCAATCAGATTCTTCAAATAGTGGACACCCACTTAGAATAAAACGAAATTCAGGTGAATCTTATTCAACAGGAGTTACTGTCGCTGGTACGCAAGGATCTCCTGGTAGCTCTGTAACATTTCAACCATCTTATCCAGACGCACCATCAGATTTAAGGTATTACTGTACTGTTCACGGAAATGCAATGGGTAATACGATTACAATGAATGATCCTAATACGATTCAACAAGAAATAGCCGTAACCTCTACAAGTCAATCAAACCCTTATGGAACACCAGATCCTACAGCAGAATATCCTCAAGAAATTTATAAAATTGATAGAAAATCAGCAGAAAATAGAGCAGTTGTTCAATTTGAATTAGCTGCTTCTTTTGATCTAGCAAATATAAGAATCCCATTAAGAGTATGCACTAAAGAATTATTTCCTTCTATTGGAACGTTTATTTAATGAGTGATTGGAAAGAAGCTGCTCTTAGTCATGCAAAAGTTGAAGATCCCAAAGAATCTGTTGGTCTTTTGTTAAATATCAAAGGCAAAGAAAAATATTATCCCTGTAATAATCTGTCTATGACTTCATATCAATCTTTTATTCTTGATCCAGTTGATTATGTACAAGCTGATTCTGTTGGTGAAATAACAGCTATAGTTCATAGTCATCCAGTAACACCTCCAATTCCTAGCCAAGCAGATTTAGTTAGTTGTGAAAATTCTAATTTACCTTGGTATATTGTTAACCCAAAAACAGAACAATGGGGTTATTGCGAACCTAGTGGATATAAAGCTCCATTATTAGGAAGAGAATGGGTATGGGGTATAACAGATTGTTGGTCGTTAGTTGTAGATTGGTATAAAGAAGAAAAGAATATTGAATTACTGGATTATCAAAGACCAGCAAAAGTAGAAGATTTTTTAGCAGATCCAGTTTTTGAAAGATACTTACCAAGTAGAGGTTTTAGATTATTAATGCCAAATGAGGAGTTAATGAATGGAGATATTTTAGCAATGAGTATTTTTGGTCAGGGATTAAATCATGTAGCTATTTTCTTGGATGGGGATGTTTTACATCATTTAGGAGATAGACTATCTTGTAGAGAACCATACTCACCTTGGTTATTAAAATGTACAGGAGGGAGGTATCGTTATGATGCGTAAATTAAAACTATATGGAGAGTTGGCTAAATTCATAGGCCATAAAGAGTTTGAAATTAAAGTGAATAATTTACCTCAAGCTATAAGTTTTCTTATAAATAATTTTCCAGAAGTAGAAAAGTATATGACTCCAAAATATTATCAAGTAAAAATTGGAAATTATACGATAAATGAAGATGAGATAACAGACCCAATAGGAGAACAAGATATTCATATTGTGCCAATGATTGCTGGAGCAGGAGGTGGAGGTTTTAGGAATTTTTTATTAGGAGGATTATTAATTGGAGCGTCATTCTTCTTCCCAGGTGCAGGATTATTTGGAACTGTTGGAGTGGGAGGAGCAGGAGCAGGAGCAGCAGCAGGGGTATATACAGGTTTAGCTGCTGGAGGGACTTTAACAGCTATTGGTACAGGTTTGAGTGCTATCGGTGCTGGACTATTGCTTCAAGGTGTTAGTGAAATGCTTTATCCTACCGAGACTCCTACTAATGAAGATAATCCACAAATTTCTTTTAACTTTGCTGGAACGCAAAATACAGCTAGGGCTGGTACTCCAGTTCCAATTGTCTATGGTGAAATATTTACAGGGTCAGTTGTTATAAGTGGAGATATTGATACAATTGCGGTACAGGCATGATTGATAAAAATAAGCAGATTATAGGATCTCGTGGTGGTGGCAGCAAAGGTGGTAATCAAAGTGAACCACCAAGTATTGCTAAAGATAATTTACACAGTAAACAGTTTGCTACTTTAATTGACTTAGTTTCTGAAGGAGAGATAGAGGGTTTTGCTACTGCTTCAAAAGAAGGAAGAACTAAAGGTACAACTGCATATTTAAATGCTGCAAAAAAAGATATTTTTTTAGATAACACACCTATATTGCAAGCCAGTGCAAACTCAGCCAATCCATCAAATTCTCAATTTAATCATAAAGATGTAGGTTTTGATGTTCGTTTCGGTACAGGAAACCAAACTAAAATGAAAGGAGTTAAAGGAAGCTCATCTTTATTTAATGTTGGTGTAGAAGTTAAAAAGGGTAATACCAATGCTGTAACAAGACAGCTAACAAATAATACTGAACTAGACGCAGTAAGAGTAACTGTAACTGTTCCTGCTTTACAAAGACAAAAAGATGATGGAGATATAGTGGGCTCTAAGATTACTTTAAAAATTCAAATTCAAAACAACGGAGGTGGTTTTGTAACTAAATTTACGGATAATATTGTTGGTAGAACAGCAGATGCTTATAACAGAGATTACAGAATTAATTTAAGTGGTGCTCATCCTATTGATGTAAGAGTTATCAAAACTTCTGATGATAGTACGGATAAAATTTCAAGAGATTTAATTTGGCAATCATATTCAGAACTTATAGATGATTCCAACAGATACCTTGATAGTGCATATACAAAATTAAGATTAGATTCAGAGTTTTTTACTAGAATCCCTGCTAGAAAATTTAGAATAAGAGGAGTAAAAGTAAGAATACCAGGAGCAGGAGCAAGTGGATCGGGTACTCCTACTGTTGACCTACAAACTGGAAGAGTTGTTTATCCTAATGGTTATATTTTTAACGGAGTTATGGGTGCTGCTCAATGGACAACGTGCCCTGCTTTAATACTTCTTGATTTACTTACTAATACTAGATATGGATTAGGTAATCATATTGTTGATAGTAATTTAGATTTATTTTCTTTTATAACTGCAAGTAAGTTTTCTAATGAACTTGTTGATGATGGTTTTGGCGG